ATCTAGTAATACTAAATCCTCTATAACCTCTATTCTTAAAGTGATATAAAAGTCTTGGTTTATTATTCTCCGCCAATATAGGCATACCATAAAATACACAAGCCATCAATACATCTTCAAAAAATATTTCAGCAGTCTTTGGTCTTGCAACATACTCTAAAAAGAACGTGTTATTCGGTGCATTTGAAAAACTAAGACCTGTAAGTCCGTGTAATGCTCCTTTAGACGCTCTGTTTGTATCTTCATCATAAGAACCATCTTTTCTAACTCCTTCCACTGTTCCTGATATATCGTATGTATCACAACCAAAAGAACCTATATCTCCATTCAAAGGGTGTTTTGAATACCCTCCGAAATTATTTCTCATTTCAAATTTGTTTCTCATCTCCTCTGGAGGAATCCAAGAAACCTTAAACCTACCTTTTTCATTAGGATGCCACTCAACAATAGTATCTTTTATTCCATCTTTCCATTGGAAATTACCAGTAACTATTCTTTTCTCAGCCTCGTGGTCTTCATTAATTTTTACTTGCTCTAATATCTTTTCGATATTAAATGTTGACTGAAGAAGCTCGTCTCTGAACGCTTCATCTATTGTCATTGGAAATGCTCTTAACTCTTCGTTATAAGCAATATCACTTTCTTTTCTTTTACTACTTCTTTTAGCCTCTAAAAACTGAACACTTCCAACTGTCTTTTTGTCTCCGTGAACATTGATGAATGAATCTCCTTTTTCAACAAGTTCGTGACACACACCATACCTGTCAGTAAATTCCTCCATATTTTTATGTGCAGGTAAGAAGTAACAATACAAACCAGAAGGAGTCCTTCCAGTTATGCTATTTCTTTTGCTTATCTTAGATGCCTTATATAATCTATAAAACTCTTCACCACCTTTATTCATTGCATTTACCGTTGAACCAATAAATGCCTTACCAACTACTTTACCACCCGTATCAAATGTAGGTGACACCTGGCCCCAGTGTTTCTCGTAGTTAGCTGGCCTTGTCCATTTAGATGCCTCATCACCTAAATATCTATACATTCTCTGTCCATCATAAGACGAATCTTTTGTTGGCTGATAATCTATAAATGTATTTAGGTAGTCATCTGTATTTGTGTCTTTATTCTTTTTAAAACTTTTACTTCTATCTGTTGGTTTTGCAAACTCCAAGAAGTTCTTACTATCTTCTGAACCCTTTACAACTGGTTTAAAGAAGAAAGGTAAATTTAAATAACCGTATCTTAATTTGGAAAATGCCATTTTTGCATCTTCGTCTGATTTAGATGTCATACCTATCCTAGCATTTGCTGTTGAGGTAGAATCGTTAAGCAACTGACATATTATCTGATAAGTAAAACCAGTACGTCTTGACTTAACAAATAATTCACCTAAACATCTTGGGTCTACAATACAAGCCTCTGTAAAATAGAACATATCTCTCTGAGCAGTTCTAAAATCCATATAAGTACCTGTATCCTCCATTTTAACCCAGTTAAGTGCAAAGTAGTGAGTTCCAGTTAGATATTCAGCTTTACCATTATTCATAAACCAAATACCCTCTCTTCTTCTCCTAAACTCCTCTATTATATACTCGGTATATGCCTCTGCATTATCTTGAGACAATCCACTTGGCGGCTCTTGCCTTCTCCAATACTGATTCTCTTTCTTTTCATTCCAAAACAAAATGTCTTTTCTATATGGAATCTTAGGTAGTGTAATCTTTAAATCACCAACACTAATAACATCTCCTTTAGTTCCTTTCGGATCTATCATTACAGAATCGTTATCAGAGTCATACCACTCTTTGTAGTAGTTCTTTTTAGGTAAGAACTCACCAGTAGCAAACTTCTCTGGATACCCTCTTTTAAATTCATTCTCCTTCAGATTAATCTTGTCAGAATCTATTTGCATTCTAAGCTCAATTAACGAGGAATCAATTTCTATAATTGCTTGATGAATTGATGGTTTTACCGATATAGCTAAGTGGTGTTTCGATGGATCTAACTCATCGTAGTCTATCTTGGCTCTAAGAGCCTCTCTAAGCACGTTTAAGGCAATATCTCCAGCCTTAACAAGTCTTACTACGTATTTCTTAAATTTATCCTCAGAAGGCGAATTTGCACTATTCTGCCATCTTAATAATAATTCTTTTCCGTACTTAAATGAATCGACTTTTGCTTTTACAATTGTTTTTACTTTGTCTGGCTCAATTATAGACATATCTGTATCATACTCCAATCCTTCGATTACAGTTTCTACAGCTATCTCTATGTCATTACTAAGTCCAATCATAAGTGAAGTATAATTCTATTTTGATTAATCATATATAACTTCTCGTCAAATATGTTAAATTCGTATTCAGAATCTTTTTTAACACCAACTAAAGAACCATTCTCTATTGATGTCATATTTTTATTTTTGTACTTTAACGTACATATTTGCTCGTTCTCCTTGTAACCTTCGTACTTGTCTTCAATATACGTTGGCTCTATAAAACAAAATGGAGGCAGAGCTATCTTACTTCCGTCATTTTTAATTACCATATAAGCTAACTCTTTCTCAACATAGAACAAATCATCTTCTATGTGATACTTACTCTCTAAAGGAAATCCTTGATTGTTATACTGAATTCTAAATGTATTGTGATGTACAATTAATAAATCAGAAACTTCTACATCTCCTTCATAGCCAATAGGAGTAGATACAACCTCTGCAATTCTTTGCGTAAAGTTGTGGTCTTCAACAGATATATTTAATACCAATCCATTGGAGTTGTTTGAGTACCTCTCACTATTGAAAGGTCTCACTATGAAATAATGTGGACTTCTCATAAGATTATAATTGCGTATAGTATTCTATATGAATTATGTTGCTTATGTTAAATGACTTCCATATAGCTTTTACATCGCTATCTATTTCCTTTACATAGATGTCAAAGAACATTCCTTCTTTTATTATATCTGAAACAACGCCTGAACCACCGAAAACATTGCTGTCAACTTGGTAATGCATTATGTTGTTGTTATCCATTTTAACGGATATTTTCCTTACTAAACTCATATTAAATTAAATTAAAAAAATATATGCAAAGATACTTAAAATATAGGAATACCTACTCCTAGCGAAATATAAGGTTTTGTATTTTGAATATCATATCCAACACCACCCTTAAGTAAAAACTTATTTTTTATATTCCAATCAACACCAATGTTTATTTGATTGTTGGTATTGTAAGATGGAGATAAGAACAATCTACTATTATCTCTGTATTTTGTTACTGTCTTTTCTATTATAGAGTCTTGACATTCTATTGTGGCACAAAAATCCAAAAGATCTCCAGTTGTTGTTATATGAGCAACACCCTTTGATCTATTACCTATTATTGGTTGAGTATACATTCTAGCTTCAATAGAAGTTGTATCTGGTTTATCTAAGTAAACAACAGATGTATCGGTCTTTCTAATAAATACCTTTTTGTATTTTGTAACTACAGCTCCTTTTATTCTTAAGGTATCATTTACCTTTACAACTCTAGTGGTGACTACAATCTTATCTTTTTTTCTACTACCTTCACAAAATTGCAATAGGGCTGCACAAAGTGCAAACCCTATTACTAATGATATTAAGTGGCTTCTATTCGGCATCTGTTACTTCTTCTACCTCTTTTTCTTTGATTTCACCAGTAGAGATGTCTATAGTGCAATCACCATATTTTTCAAACAATTCTTTAGAAAATTCTTCATTTTCTTTAGCCACAACTAAAAGTTGGTCTAATAAAAGTTTCTTTTGAAATTCAACAGCTCCTACTTCAAATTGAAGTTTTTCACCAGTTGTTTTCAATTCCACAATTCTCTCTAATTCTTTTTCTTCTAATTTTTTCATTTTATTATTAATTAAATTTAAATGCAAATATAGTGTTTTTTATTTAACTTCTTCAGTTAAAGTTTCTTCAATCTCTTCTTCAATTACAACCTCTTCCTCTACAACAATCTCTTCTTTGTTTGCAAAAGGAGCTGGTAAAGTTACTTGAACTGGGTTTATAATTAAATTGATTTGAGATAAAATGTTTTCTTGCATAGCTTCAACATCCATTGTAGCTTCCATCCATCCAATAACTTGCTCTTCACTAAGTTCTGGGTATGGAGTAAAAGCGTCAGGAGTAGGTTCTCCTACTGATTGCGCACCATACATACTTGCAGTAATACCAGCTTCATCTGTTCCTTCGTATATCCAGTGAACTGTAGTTACTACTTTTTCTAATCCTTCCTGATCCACTTTACAATCGAAAGCTGGAAAAGTCCATTTGTAATTAATCATAGTTTATTTATTTATTTGTTTTCTAATTTATTTATTCTTTCTTCTAACTGAGTTATTTTATCTATAGCTTCTTGTAATGCAGCTGTCAATAAAGGAACAATTTTAGAATGATCTATACCTTGATACTTAGGTTTTCCATCTTTATCTAATTCGTCTTTTACCCCAACAACAGCCGCTGGTATAACTTCTTGAACTTCGTGTGCTATAAATCCATCTACAATTATATCAGGTCTATTTATAAAATTAAAGTTTACTGGTTTAAGCAGTTTTAATCTATCTAAAGCCCCATCTATTTTTACTACATTCTCTTTTAATCTGTAATCAGAAGATGTATTGTAGCTAGTTGAAGAACCATCGTAATTTATGCTTCCAACATTTGAACCTGCATTGTTTTCAAAATTTATAAGTCCAGCGCCAAAAAGAGGGTTCTCATTAACTTGAATGGTCATAGCTCTTTGTCCTTCAATAGTTTCCCTAACGTGAACCCTTGCGTTTGGACTAGAAGTGTTAATACCAATATAACCATCTCCGTCTATTAGCATTGAGTCACTACTTCCTCTTCTAAATATCGTATTATTGTTAGCCCCAACATCTATTATCCCAGCCGCAGAAAAAACATCGCATATTAAATCCATTGACATAGCCACTATTCCTGTATCGTGGTTAACTCTAATTGTTGGAGAAACTAAAGAATCTGTGCCTTTGACCTCAAGGTTTGTAGAAGGTGTTGATGTTCCAATACCAATATTTCCTCCGCTAGTTACCCTCATTTTCTCAGAGCCGTTTGTCCAAAGAGATATAGGATTTCCTCCTGCCTGTGTAATAATCATACCACCAGTTTGACCTGAACCCGAGCTTACAAATGATGTTGACGGGAATGCTAAATTAGTAGAAGGATAGCTTCTTAGGTCAATTCCATTACCAGAATTATTAAATGCTCCTACAAACGCATAAGCTGATCCGCCAGTACTTAAATTTCTAGACACTATTCCATTAGCCCCATTTGTTGTATAATCAACAACAAGTTTATTTCCAGGGCTTGTGCTTCCAATTCCTACGTTACCTGAATCATCTATTACCATTCTACTGGCACTTCTCTCGTCGTATATGTAGAATTTAGTGTCTCCAGATCTCAGTCCTGTTGACCATATGTAATCTCCTGATCTATTGTAATATGTTCTAGCAGCCGTTGTGCCATCTATATTTACACCTACACTTGTTCCGTATACGTGCAATTTTTCATTTGGAGCAGTAGTGCCAATTCCAACATTGCCTGATGGGGAAATGTACATTGGGACTGTAAATGTAGTTCCGTTATACAAATACCAAGTAAAACTACCATTTGATGTGTTATTGGTTGATAAAAAGTAACTGGCTCCTCCGTTGTGTCCAATATCAAGAAATTGATTTGTTCCGTCTAAATCTTGAATTCTAACCACAGATTCACCGCTAGCGGATACGTGAAGTTTACTTTGAGGGCTTGTTGTTCCAATACCCACATTACCTGTTTCAGTAACCCTAACTTTTGAAGTCGAGTTAGTATATATATCAAATGGAGAATTAGTATATGTTCCTATAAGTCCTCCAGTAGAAGTTATTGAAGCTGCTACCCTAACGTCTGTTCCACCTGTTCTAGCAACTCTAAGCACAGATGTCCCTGAGGCTGGCTGTATATCTAATAATGCAGTTGGACTTGTTGTGCCAATACCAACGTTTCCTGCGGATGTAATACGCATCTTCTCAGAACTTGCGTTATTTGCAGGATGAGTATAAAATGTCATTGCTGTCGCAGCTGTAGAGGTGCTTTCTACGTGTGTACCTATTCTGTTAAGAGTTTCAGAATCTACTTGTGAAGAAATAAATGGAGTGTCTGTACCATTTGACCACACAGTCGCTACGCTAAGTTTTGTTATAGGACTTGTTGTTCCTATACCCACATTGCCATCCCCTCTAATAGTTAAATATGTTCCTTGATCATAGGTACTATTGTATAGGCCGCCAAAGAACATAGATGTTTTTGAAGATCCGTCATAAGAAGTCCATATTTTACCTGTAATACCGCTGCCGTCGTGCCAAGTTATCGCTCCTCTTTGTGCGTTTGTTATATCATAATTAACACCTAATCTCAGCAATTCAGATGATGTATTTTGAAACCCAACTGCCAATAAAGAACCAGGGCTAGTTGTTCCAATACCCACATTACCTGATGAGGTGATACGCATACGTTCGGTATTTGTAGCCCCTGTAAAGAATGTTATTTTACCACTTCCGTATTCTTGAGCAAGTCTTAACTCCTCATTTCCTGCGTCTTGTTGTATATATGATCCACCACCAACTTCTAACTTTGTAACATACGTTGATGGGTATTTTATTGCAAGTCTTTGATACACAGAAGAATAAACGTCTAATTGGCCATTTGGACTCGTTGTTCCAATACCTACGTTACCACCTGCTGTAATATTAAGTATTTTATTTACAAAAGAACCACCAGTATCATTGCCAATATGGAATGTACTACTATTAGTAGCAGTTACACCAATTTTCCAGGTATTTATTCCTGGATGGTCAATAGCATAAGAACCTGCTGTACTCCCTAGTGTAGATGTTGTTAAAACTGTTCCAGCAACCTCTAATTTAGCGGTTGGACTACTCGTACCAATTCCTACGTTGCCAGAGGAGGTAATACGCATTCTTTCAGAACCAACAGTTGCAAAAGCTAAAACTCCTAATGCAGTTTGTGCATTTAATAGTACGCCAGCATCGCTATTACCAGAATTAAATGTTGAAATAACAAGCCCCCTATCATTATTTTGACCAGAGAATGTAGCAACAGCTCCGTTAAGAATTCCTCCAAGAACGTGTAATCTATTTGTTGGTGTGCTTGTTCCAATACCTATGTTGCCGTCATTTTTTATATAAATCCTATCAGTAAATGTACTACCTGTTTGGGTAGTAGATTGTAAAATAGCAAAATCTCCATATACGTTATAATCATTATTAACTAACCAGCTTCTGCTTGAAGTATTTGCATTGTAATTAATTAAAAGACCCCCTTGGGTTGTGCCAGCCCCATTGCTTCCTTGAACTTGAACTCTTGCACTAAATCTACCGTCACCTACCACATCTAATTTAGCAGCTGGACTTGTTGTTCCAATACCGACATTGCCTGATGAAGTAATACGCATACGCTCTGATCCAGACGTATTTATAGCAAGTACCCCATCAGCAGGATAGTTTATAGAAGCTGACTCTGATACGCCGTTTCTACCTATTCTAAGTATCTCCCCGTAAGTTGCTTGACGTAATATTCTAGCTGGCAACGCATCATAAGAACCAACTATATCTATCTTTGCTCCTGGACTTGTTGTCCCAATACCTACGTTACCCGTTGAAGTAATACGCATTCTCTCGTTTCTACTCCCAAAAGAAGTAAAGAATTTTAGATTGGCTACATTTACTCCTACTCCTTCCCAATCTGATTCTACTCCTGCCCAAGCATTTAAATACCCAGGCTCATTTGTTCCAAATCTTAAAGAACCCCAAGTTCCTGTGTTTCTTCTAATTGATATATCCCCTGATGAAACTTCTAACTTTTCAGACGGACTTATAGTTCCTATACCTACGTTAGTGCCATTATCATAAATTAATGAATTACCTAAGGTACTTGCTGTGGTGAATTTAGAAACGTAATTTGTTGTACCTGATATTGCTGCTGTTGATCCAGAGCTTCCTGTAATGCTAGTAGCTAAAGGCTTATATGTTAAGACGCTTACGTCTGTGCAATCAGAGATGTTAGCATCGGTCCAAGTCCATCCGCTTGAATAGTTTGCTTGATAATTACTACTATAAACACTTTCCACATAAAGTTTTGACCAATATGGTGGAGATGGAAGATAAATAACTACAAATCCACTTGCGTCTTTTGCTAAACTAACAGTTGGACTCCAAGCTCCATTTGATATTATTGTTTCACTCCAAAAAGTCTCTAAATAATAGTGCCATCCAAGTGATAAAGATACCATTTGTTCTGATCCATAAGCAAAGCCTTTTATATTTACTGTAAAATCAGCTCCTCCAGAAGCAAAAGGTATTGTTGTATTAATTCTTACTTGTGTTTGATTATTGACATTTATATCAAGAATCCCAAGCGATAGTTTTTTACCTCCAGCCGACACTATTCCTGTTGCAGCAATATTTCCAGACACGTCAAGTTTAGCGCTAGGAATCGTTGTTCCTATACCTACATTGCCTGCTGAGGTAATACGCATTCTTTCTGTATCGTTGGTATGAAAAATAGTAGCAGTATTTTCATAATTCCTTACATACGCATCACTTGCAGATGATAATTGTAATTGAAAACCATCTCCCAAACCATATCCACTATTTGCATCTTGAATTGCTATAATTGAATTTCCTGCACTACCCCCAACTACAAATTTTCTATTTATGTCAGTAGTTCCTATACCTACGTTGCCAGTTGTTGTAATACGCATACGCTCCCCTGAAGCAACTCCATCATAAGTAGAAAACAATAAGTTACCAGTGGTTGCTCCAGATACCGCTATTTGTGCATATCCACCTGAACTATTACCAAAGGCTAAAGCGTTTGCGCCATTTATACGAGCTCTACCGTTAATAACAAATTTATCAGAAGGTGCTGTATCACCAATTCCTACGTTACCATTTTCTTTAATTGAAATTCTATAGTCCCCTAAAGAATTATATATATACATTCCTTTACCAGAATCAATTGATCCGTCAGAACCTATCTGCCAATTTCCTCCGCCTGAGGAAGCGTTGAAAATAAAAGAATTAGCTTTTGCAACACCACTAACGTCAAGTTTTTGTGAAGGCGAACTCGTTCCAATACCAACGTTGCCTTCATACGTCAAAGTCATTTTTGTATTGGATGTACTTACATTTGAGCTATCGTTACTTCCTTCTAATGCAAATTGCAAATTACCTCTTCCAGCTCCATCTCTACTTATAAAATAGATTGCCCCTTTTTGGTAAGAATTTCCTGTATATCCAAATGTTACTCCAGAATATTCGCCAGGAGTTCCTATATTATAATTCAATAATCCTAACGTATATGAATTACTTCTGTCAACTGTTAAAGGAAAGTTTGGGCTACTTGTCCCAATACCTACGTTACCTGCAGAAGTAATACGCATCTTTTCAGTTGAATTTGACGAAACAACTAAATCGTGATTTGAAAAAGTACCTAAAAATCCAGCAGTTGCAGAAATTTGCATTCTTAAATCAACTGTTCCATTTGTAGTTTGAATAATTCCACCTGTTGTTGGGTTATAAACAGTAAATCCAGTGTATCCACTTGCTGAAATTGGCGAACTTGTCCCAATACCTACGTTTCCACCTGATGGATTTAAACTTAATTGTCTTGCTGTACCATTTGATAACGCTCCTTGAATAGAAGGTTCTCCTGCTGAATCTAATCCAATATAAACTCTTCTATTACCTGAATCATATCCAGTAATAAAAGAATACCCAGCTCCATCTACTTGCAATTTAGTAGCTGGACTACTTGTTCCTATTCCCACATTACCTGCTGAAGTAATTATCATTTTCTCACTTGGAGAAGTTGAACCTGCTGGTGTTGTTTGGAAAGATAAATAACCAGGTGTGCTGGTCGATGTCCAAGCATCTTGTGAGAAGGAGTATATCTGACTTCCTACTTGATACGTTGTGCCTGTTGAATATCCTCTAAATCTATAAGCTCCTAATGAAACACCGCTCGTATTTGGTATAAAGTTTCTATTGCTATTAAAGAATGAAAATGAACCTGATGTAGTAACAGAAGCATCTCCGTCAAAAACCTCTAGCCTGGAAGTAGGACTTGTGGTTCCAATCCCTACGTTATTTGTCGACCCGTTAATTGTAATTTGTGTTCCATCACATCCAAAATAGGCGTTTCCACTATAAGCATCAATAGTTGCTGTTCCGTTTGTATTTTGACCTATGCCTGCTCTTCCAATTACGTGGAGTTTGTACCCTGGGTTTGCAATTCCAATACCTACATTGCCTGAAGCGGTTACAGAAAATTGACTTCCTTCAGCTTTACCGTAAGTAGTAATATGGCTAAATGATTTTGCTGGTGTTACCGAGTCGTAAACATACCCTAAACCTGCTGATTGATCTACAGCAATATCTCTACCGATTAATATATTGCTATAATATTTTGATGAACTTAAATAAGTTGATTGTATAAATTGTACAACTGAACTATCTGAAACAATGTGTTGTTTATAAGAAGGACTAGATGTTCCAATTCCAACATTACCAGTGGAGGTAATACGCATTTTCTCAGATCCTTCTGTTGCAAAAGCAATAGCAGCCGAAACCCCAGTTCTTGGCTGAATAAGTAAACTACCTGCAGAATATCCAAAACCACTATTAGTTGTTCCAATTATGGCTTTTATCGAAGACGAAGGAATCGCTGTGCTTATTAAGTTGTTTAAAATTATTCCAAGATTTGCGCCAGGTGCACCAACATTTATTGGTCCAGAAACTGTTAAAAGATAGTCAGGAGTTGAGGTTCCAATTCCCACATTCCCAGACGAAGTGATACGCATTCTTTCAGAAGCACTTGTTAAAACCCTAAAATTATCATTACCAACTATAGCTTCAGTTGATGTTCCTCTACCGCAATATAATGAAAGTTCATAATCAGATACTGTTCTTATTAAATTAGAGGCAGGAGCTCCTAATGTATCAAAAGCCAATGTACTACCCACTCCACCAATATGTAATTTATATGCTGGAGAAGTTGTTCCAATACCAACATTTGTGCCATTATCAAATATCAAGCTATTTCCAAGTGTAGTACTTCCAGTGAATTTAGGTACATAGTTTGTTGTTCCATTTGCATTAGCAGGTGTATATCCTAACCAACCAGCAATTGTTTTATTAACCCATAATGTTCCATTAAATCCTAATAAATGTCCATTAACTGGTGTTGTGGTTTTTAAATCGACATCGTGTAATTCATCAAGCTCAAATCCGTTTTGAACTTTAACAAATATCTCTCCGTTATTTGAGTTTACTCTTGTAACAATACCAATAAAAACTAAATGAGCTGGAGCATATGGTTTATTAGTTAATCCATAAATTAGATTTCCATTTGTGCCTAACCACACAGGGTCTCCTGCTGTAGCTCCATTTGTGTTTAATCCTGCAAGTAAGCCTTCAGCTATAACATTACCAAATCCATTGGTAGAAACAGTAGAAGCCATCAATCCCATTGTTTTTGACGACGTAGCCTCTGAAGCATTCGATGCTAATCCTACAATCATATTTGTTCCATCAGCAGATGTAACATATACAGCCTGTCCTTTATTTATAGCAACTCCAGCTTTTACTTGATGTTGTATATTAGAAGCTACTCCAGGAGCAACTCCTAAATCTGAAAGCATTTCTGATCCAGTTCTATATTTTATGATGCCACCATCGGATACTAAGAATTTATCAGTATCTGTGGTAGCATTATTTAAAGCTTCTAATTGAACTTCGCTTTTAAACTTTTGACTCATATAAATTTTATTTTATTTTTTATCCTATCTTAGTTACAAGTACTCTAATTGAATTTGCTGGAGCATTTCCAAAAGTAACTGTAACTACACTTGTCGATGTTCTTACAACATCTGCGTAAACGGTTTCACTAGTAACAGTATCGTAAAGTTGTACAATTACATCTTTAGTTCCTAAACTATGAGTTACAGCTCCTGAAGCAGAAATTGTAGCAGCATAAGTGTTAGCACTATTACTTGGCAAAGTTACGGTTTTTGTGTTAATTGCCGTAACGTGTCCTTCGGTCGATGTTGTAACAGAATCAATAGCAGTAAATGTACCTCCAAATCCAGGAGATGCAGTGCTTGTGTTGTTTGTTCTTGTAACTGCTGCGTGGTTAATTGTAACTGAACTATTTCCTGATTGGTTTGCAGTAAAGCTTCCACCACCAGACATAACCGTTCCAGCTGTAACTGTTAAAGTACCATTACCAATATCACTTGTTAATGCAATTGTACCAGTAGCATCAGGAAGAGTAACTGTTCTATCTCCAGTTAATGTTCCAGCTAATAAAGTAAGTTCGTTACCATCAGCAGCATTACCTTCGAATATAACACCATTTGAAGTAGATACGGTCTCTACATTATTTGTAGTAGTTGTACCAACAACAGTTAAGTTACCAGCAATCACTACATCATTAGGTAATCCGATTTGAATTCCTCCAGATGAATGAGTTACCTCAATTTCATTTGTTGTTCCAGTAATGTTGATTGAGTCAGTACCCCCACTAGATGGAACAAGGTTAATAGAACTACCACCTGATATAGATGTATTAGTTAAATCATATGTTGTATTTGTGTCTGTAGATGCTATCGTAATAGTATCAGTAGAAGCGTTTGTTGTAATTGTTACGTTGCTTCCTGCTTCAAATGTCAATGTATCATTATTGTTATCTGCAACAACTGTTGTCTGACCAGATACTGCTACATTCTTAAATATAGCTTGAGAAGAACCTAAATCAGTATTTGTGATTATAGGGTCTGTACTTGTACCGCCAATAGAGATACCAGTTCCAGCAGTTATAGAATATACAGCGTCTAATCCAGCTATATAATCGTATAATAAATCAGCAGTAACTAATCCAGTACCACCATTAGCAACAACACTAGCAATATCCAAAGACAATGAAACATCACCTGTAGTACCATTTGTTACTATAAGTCTAGATTCTGTAGATGAAACAGCAGTTATATCACCAACTGGAACCCAAGCAGATCCGTTGTAAACATAAAGCATTTTCACTCCAGTCGTAGAGTTATAATAAAGTTGTCCTTCTACTGGGCTAGACGGAGCTGTCCCTAAAGGGTGAATTACAGCATTCTGTAATTGATTTTTGCTTAAATTAAGATTACTTAAGTATACCATTTCTTTTTTTAGTTAAAATACGCTTTCCCTGAAAAGGTTGACGTAAAAGTTATTTTTATATTGTTTAGGTCTATGTATTGAACATCTCCAACAACAACGTTATTACCAGAATCAACTATCGTGACTGATGGGTATTTATTTAAATTATGAGAAACACTCCAGGTATTTGATGCAACGACTTGATTATGTACGTAATTTTTATCTTTATTTTCAGATTTATTAAAATCAATTACTGAAAATAAATAGTCCTTATCTTCTTCTATACTAGAGTTACCCTGTATAAATTGCATTTGAACATATAAGAAATCGCTTTCGTCTATGTCTTCCTCTATAGATGTTATATTATATAAACCATATTTATTTATATTGTCTGATTTATGTAGTATTACTATAGAGTCATTTGTTCCAAGTAAAAAATCAGCTATATATTTATAACTCTTAGATGTTTTACTTATAAGTATTTCAGTTATACTTGAAAAATTTACAGTTGCACCTATTTCATCTTTAAATGATATCGTACCAGTAAGACGCTCCTCAAATGGGTCTAGTGTTTGGTATGTAAACATTAATGAATTAGCAGAACGTATAGACTCGCTAGAGTTAAAGTAATCTGCTAATTTTATAGGTGTGAAGTTCTTCGTTTTATTGTAGAATCCAGAATCACTACCAATCCACTTGTCTCCGCCAGTAATATCTTCGTCTAAAACGTATGTACTTATTCTTGCCATAATTATTTTCCTTGACCTCTATACAATTTCTTGTAATTTTTACTATCCTTTAACTTTGAGGTTTTGCTTTTAGCGTGAACTCCTGGTCTACTAACTTTTATTTTTTGTATCTTTTTTTCAGATCCTGCTGATTTCTTCATATTTACTCTTTTATTTGAAAGTGCATCCAATCATAATTTTTCTCTCTACCTAAAGATATAAACCCGTGTTTATAAAATATGTCAATCATATCTTTATACTCAGGTCTTGCAAATCTAGCTGTTTTAGAAGTTTCTTTTAATTGGTTTCTTCCTGGATCTAGGTCTATTGCAACTCCCCAAGAGTGAGTACTCCAATCATTACCACCTCTCATTTTTCTAAAGTTAAAGCATCCTCCGAATATATCTATCCCTAACTCTACTATTTTTTTGTAACCATAAACTCTTACTAGTTCGTTAAATACTAATAAGAATTTATCCGCCACTAATTTATGACATCTCATCTTGTGAACCTGAGTATCTAAATCCCAAGCCAACCTCATAGGATATGGAAGATTTATTGTTACAAGATACCCATCTCCAGTAACATTTGGTTTCCCATATTTAGCTATCAGAGCCTTTGTTGTCATCTTGCTTTTTCTTAATTAATTCAATTGTCTTCATAATGGTATACACTATAGATGCCAATAAAAGAATTATCTTCAATGTATTTTCGACATTAGTAAAACTAATTGCCATTGCTACTGAGTTTAGTGTATATAGTTTCAAATCGCTAATTGACATCATTTTTAAACTTAAATAGTCGTTCAACAATATTTGTAACACCTTCTATAGTTATGTAAGATGTCGCAACAATCACCCAATCAGTAGATGTAAGAACCCCAGAGAATAATCCAGCTGAAGCTATAACAAATACAGTTAATTTTCTACTAACCCACTTCTTCAAGTAAAGGTCTATTTTTTCGTTTCTACTCATTATGAATATATATTTTTTTAAAAGAAATTACCATAATTTAGTACAAGCTAAATGTCTAGGTGTTCCAGGTTTAGCTGTAGCACATTTATGTCTTGCGTGAAAATTCTTTTTTCTATCTCGATCTTTGTGTTTTGTGAAATCAGAGTAACCTTTTGCGCCAGCGTGAACCAAAGTTTCCTTTCCATTTACGCAATACTTCTTCATTATTTTTTTACCTGGCCTAGTTGATTTTCTAACTTCACCACACTTCATACTAGCTTTTACTGAACCTGCCATAAATAAAATCTTTTTAATAAATCTTTGCAAAGATACGAAATAAAAAAAGTGTATATTTGCATTATAAAAAATATAAATTTTATGATAATTAAAGAAGTTAAATTTAATGAAAACGCAAAAGAACCCTTAATTAAAGGGATATCTACCATTTGCGATGCTGTATCTTCAACTATGGGATATAGAGGAAGAACAGTACTTATCGAGAGTCCTGGTGGACTTCCTATCGTAACAAAAGATGGCGTATCTGTGGCTGATTCTATTTTTTTAGAGGATGCAACAGAGAGTTTAGGCTGTGAGTTTGTAAAACAAGCTTGTAGAAAAACAGTTAACGAGGCTGGTGATGGAACAACAGGAACCGCTGTATTGACTAAGTCTATTATTGATAATAGTCAGAAATACTTAAGTAATGGTGAGTCTGCAATAGATTTAAAGAACGGAATTGAAGAGGGTGTTAAAGATGTTATTAAATATATCAAGGAAACATCTAAAGAGGTTGATGACTCTTACTTATTTGACGTAGCTAGAATATCTGCTAATAATGATTCAGAGCTTGGTGAAATTATCGCTAATGCATTTATTTCAGCTGGTAAGAATGGAGTTGTATCGTATGAGCAGTCAGATAATTCTGATACATATGTTGATTTTATCGATGGTATGCCTGTAGCTAGAGGTTACGAGTTTGAAGGTTTTGTGAATAAACCAGAGAACAGAACTATCGAGTTCAATAATAATCCATTGATTCTATTGTCAAATAGAAGATTTCAAAACATCAGAGAACTTTTACCTGTTGTTGAGTACTGCCACAAAGCCAATAAAGAGTTATTAATTATCTCTGAAATGGAGTTTGAGGTTATGAAGGTTTTATACGCAAACAAAAAGAATGGACTTAAGGTAGCTACAATTATCCCACCAAGTATTGGAGAGAAGAGAAGAGATTACTTAACAGATATTTCTTTAGCAACTGGTGGTTTAATTATTGACCTTGATACATCTACAAATATCGATGGGTATGATATGGATGAATTACTAGGCAAATGTAGTAGACTAGTAGTGACTAAAGAGGATACCGTTTTATTCTTTAACGAAAAGCCTAATGCGGAAAGGGTTCAATCAAAGATTGAAGAGTTAAACAAAGTAATCAAGAATTCAAACAACAATCTTGAGAAGGAATATTTAAAAGACAGAATCTCTAAGCTTGCTTGTGGTGTTTCTGTGATTAAGGTCGGTGGAACAACAGAGGTAGAAACTAAAGAGAAGCTTGACCGTGTTGATGATGCAATTAACGCAGTTAAGAGTGCAATCTCTGAAGGTGTTGTTGTAGGAGGTGGTTTAGCACTATATAACGCCTCTCTAAAGCTTCAATCCACATCAAAAGGATATAGATGTCTACTTGAGTCAATTAAGGCCCCTATGCGCACTATATTGAATAATGCAGGTGTATCTCTAAGCGATATTGAAGCAGACCTATTGGTTTCTGATTACAACTACGGATATGACGTTAAGGATTATGAAATCGCAGATATGTTTGAGAAGGGTATTATAGATCCATCAAAGGTTATTAGATTAGCCTTAGAAAATGCTGCAAGTGTAGCTACAACAGTTTTATTAACAAACACAACAATAACACATAAGAGAAGCAATGAAAGTAGTTCTTAGTAACATTTTAGTTAAGGAGATAAAGGAAGACGTAAAGAGTAGTAGCGGCCTTTATCTTGGAGATGGTCAAGATATTAAATTCCACAAAGGTGAAGTTATCGCAATTGGAGAGAATATTGATAAAGTTGGTATAGGAGACATTGTTTGGTTTGACAGACACCGAACATACCCGATTAACTACGAGGGAATCGAATACATAGTTATGGGATACGAAAATGTAGTAATTGTAGAGTAAAAAAAATAGAGAGGGTTTAAATTCCCTCTCTTTTTATTTCATCCTCTAGGTATATTCCAGTACCACCATTTATTATTTCATTCCTCCTCTTGTTATATTCAACCATCAATCTAGCTATCCTCTTATCTTTATAGCTAGTCTCATAAGAGTTAAAGAATTTATTGCTTGATGAGTACTCGCTCATTTCTTCTTGAAGTGTTAGTTTTTTATAAATACTAGCCATCCTTCTGTTTGCCTTCATACTTAATCTGTACAATCTATTCCCAGCAACTTTAATTGATGAATTGCCTGGCATCTCATCCACAAGCTCCATATCTATAAATCGCTTTATTGATTTATTCTTATGAAGCATTGCGGTATTATATATGTCAAACTCCTTCTTTGTGAATAAAGGTTCTGAGTAAAAATACATTAGCATTTCTATTTCATCTATAGTTAAATTGTATTGTACTGAAGCCCAACGCTTTACAATACCATAGAACTTCATAAAGTCAAATTCTCGATTTGCTGTTATGATTTTTACATTCTTTTTCTTGTATGTCTTCTTTACGGTTCTCTCACCTTTCCTCTTCATCGGCCTGTACTTCTTTGCTTTCTGTACAGTTCCATCAGATATTGGTTTTACTAAGAAGTCTTTGATTTCAGATAAAACCTTCTCTTCTTTTAGGACTTTTTTATTCTCCTCTAGAAAGTCTTTAAAATCACTCATACATTACTTCTTTTTACCTCTAGCTCTTTTATCTCCAGGAGAATCGCTTTTGCTTCCTCTATTTACAGATGCCTTCTTCTTTACGATACCGCTTTTTGTATGGGCCATATCAAGTCCATCTCCGTTTCCGTATGTACCTCTTTCTCGATTAACTTTATTTAGTTCTACCCTCTTCTTAACCTCACCTGGTTTCTTGTTGTACTCTTTTTGGTAAGCATCCTTCTTGGCTTTTGCCTCTGGATTTTCTTTATAGTACTTAGCTGTTTTTTTCATATTTCTTCATTTCGTTTAATAATTCGTATCTCTCTCTTCTAAGTAACTCAAACTCAACGTATTCCATAGCATCATCAATTCTACCATCAAGAATTAAATCCTCTATGGCTTCAGAAAAGTATATAGCCTTGCAATTATCTGATGCAAAACCATCCTCGTCAACAATCAAGTCGTCTTCTTGATCGCAAACTATTGATGCGATAACTGAAATTGGTATTATACCAGAGAAGAAGTCGTCTTTATCAATTAGTCTTGCGTCTTCAAATTGTTCGTATATCATATCTGACATACCCTTGTGGTCTTGATTCTCTAACATCAAGTCTACTCTATCGAATAATTCTACATTTAATTGATTAAAGACTGTGCTATTGCTTTCCATTGGTTATCTGTTACGTTAATTACTTCTGTATATGTACTTCTACTTATTTCTCTTAGTTCTGTTTCGTCATTATCAAAGTGTATATCTACATCTTCCATATAGTGCATCTTCTTATCTCCATCTGTGTAAACAATTTTGTTTATACCAACCTTTTCTGTTACTTTTACTAAGTCTTGATTAAGATACTTTGAATGCCTTGTTGTTACCACAATTACATTATATCCTGCTTTTATAAGTTCTATTGCAAGTTCTTGTACTGATGGAAGCGACAATGTTCCATCAAAGTCAAATGATATTGTTATTTCTTTATTTTCTATCATAATATTAGTTTACGTCGTTAAAGTACATTTCGTCATCATTCTCTTCATATACAAACGACCACTTAACATAGTTGTAGAATTTAAGATTGAACAATAGATTCATTCTATTTAAAACAACATATTCATCAATGTTTATTATATTCTTATCTATCTTACCAAACATATCATAAACATCGTCTCCGATTAATACAACTATATCTGGCATAGATTCATCTATTTCATCTTTTATTAATATTTCTCCTTTGAATTTATTTGCAAGTATTAGTGAAAACAAAAAAACATTGGGTCTATTAATTTCTGATACAAAACCATTTATAAATTTCTCGATCATAATTAAATCTTTTTACAAATGTATAAAAAAAGACCACACTATAAAATGTGGTCTAATTTAAAAGATCTTTTCTTTATTCTATCATTAAGATACCGCAGTAACCGCTTGACTGATCCAAGTGTTTGAACTTGTTTTTGTGTAAACTAATCCACCACCTGAAATACTTCTACATACAATTCTTGCTCCGATAGGATTTGCAGCATAAGTTGAGTTCAATGTAGCTAAAGATAAAGCAGAAGTAGTAGTGTTAACTACCAATCCTGATAATTCATTCAAAGAGTAGTACTCAGTTTTTGCATTGTTAACTGAATCCTTTCTTTCTGTTACATCTAGTAACGCTGAATCTACGCTTAAAAATTTAATTGTGTTTGACATAATTTCTTTTTTTTATTTATTATATTTCTTTTTTTAGAATAACTCTATTTTTATTGTTGCACCAACTAATAAATCGTCAGATGGAGTACCGTCAATAGTTAATACACTTATTTTATCGAATACAGAGTCAAAACTTGCAAATGTATAAGATGTAAACAAACCATTGTTTATTGTTACGTGAATCTTTCCTTCTGTATAATCTTCTGGTATAGCCATAGAATATGCACCAGCATCATCTCTTTGAAAGTATGGAGCTGTAAATCCAGCTGTATTTTTATATACAGTAGTTACAGGATTTGATGTTCCAGTTTGAGATAAAGATGCTACAAATACTAAATCACTTCCTCCTGCTGCATCTTGAATATCTTCAATAGAAAAGTATTCTGTCTTACTATCTAATCTTGCCCCTTTTTTTTCTGTTAAATTAGTAAGAGCTGGATTTACTCCTAAAAATTTTGTTCCACTTGGAATTGTTGCCATAATTTTATTTTTTATTTATTTTTTTATACCACTAATGGTCTTGTATCGTAAGTCCAAGACGATGTATTAATCTTAGTGTAAACAAACCTTTGTCCAACAACAGTTGTGATGTCTGGGCAGATTATCTGCGTCCCAACTGGGTATGCAGCGTAAAGCGAGTTTAACTGAGAAAGCGTTAATTCTGATGTTGTTCTATTTAACACTATTATACTATTAATGAAGTGTGTTTTTAAATCACCTACTTTATAGTTCTCTGTAGCGTTTGAACCTCCTTTATCCGTACCGATAATTAAATCTATATCTTCAATTACAGAATCGTTCTGATAGTTTTCTATTCTAGCCATAGTTTATGTTTTGTTTTGAATGTGCAAAGATACGAAATTATGAAACGACCTTTATGAAGTTTCCATTTTTATCCTGAATCACATTTAACTCAAACTTCTTGTCTAAAGTATTTAATACTTCGTTGTCAAGATTGAATACCACTTGAAAAGTGTTGATGTCTGCTGTTCCTCCATTTTCCTTATAGTATCTATAAAACCAACCTAAATCGTACTGTCCAGAATTTCTCATTTTTATATATTCTTCTTTCATATAAATTTATTTATTTAGTTTACTCCAATGCTTTGTTACTGTTGTTCTTGACACACCAGACTTCTCTGAAACCGAGTTTTTATTTATCCTCTCGTTATTTAACTTCATTTCATTTATAATGCTTTGAAGTTCATTTATCTTCTCTTGCTTGTTTATCTCATTCTTATTTATCATAAGGTCGTATCCATCAAGTCTGATTATCTTTGATACATATTCCTCGTAATGTCTCTTAACGGTATTGAATGATATCTTCGTTCTATCAACTACCTCATTGATGTAGCATTTATCAAACGAACCCTTCTCCTCATTAATTATCTTTATGGTCTCTATTATCAAATCTCTCTTGCTCATACTATTTACTTTATTTAAAAATGTTAATGCCTCTTTTTGTTTCTTCTTTGATTTAAAATCTGACAGGTATTTATCCCTCTTAAGTCCAGACAATTTATTATACTCCTTACTCTCTTCTTCATTCATTATAAACAAATCATCTAGATTTGATTTCCACATTATCTTCTTACTATCGTATATCATATCCAACATACCTTGATTGAATTCCTCCTTGAAACAATTCTCAGCTATGGAGTATATATCATACTCAGATACGTATATCCCTTTAGTCATCTTCATCTTCTTAATCAATAATAATCCTTCATCAACTAATCCTCCAATTGTAATACCATCATTCAAGTACATTAACTTATAGAAGAATGATTCTACAGACCTTAACGCAGAACCTCTACTGTAGTTAATACCAACATACCTCGCATCCACACAAGTATATCCTTCTGGGTAATACCAAAAGAAGTTAGTCTCTATTGGGTCTTTGGTCTTATTTATTATTCTGTAGTATATCATATCTATGCAAATATATAAAAAATATGTATACAAAACTATTAATCTATATACATTATGTAAAAAGTGTACATACCTATTCAATCCATCCTTTTATATATACGGATGTTAATGGTGTGTACAGTTTTATATATCCACTTCAATCTTTATATCTCTGTGTGAGAGATACACAAGATTTTCGTTCGATTTAGTTATGTTGTTGGGATTTAATTATGTTGTTGGGGTTATAACACCAAATAACAATAAACAAGGTTTGAAGTAAAACCAAAAATAAAATGATACGGGGGTAACTTTTGAAATGACCCTCTCCAAACTTTTAGCCTTTTACCCTATCGTTGTGTATAACCTACCCACTCAACCTACGTTTTACGACAGCAACCTATAAAACATTTTGATACTCGATAA